GTTCCAAACCATGTTGCAGAGCAATTCTTTGCCTCTGTTTATCCTACTATTACGTCTGGTAAATCAACGAAAGTCATAATCATCTCCACGCCTAATGGCATGAATCACTTCTACAAAATGTGGGAGGATGCTAGGAGAGGCAAGAATGATTATGTAACTAACGAAGTTCATTGGTCACAGGTCCCAGGAAGGGATGCCAAGTGGAAAGAAGAAACAATTAAAAACACATCTCCAAGACAGTTCGCACAGGAGTTTGAATGCGACTTCCTTGGATCTGCTGACACTTTGATTAGTCCAGCAAAACTACAGACTATACCGTTCCACGATCCAATTGCTAGCAATGCAGGACTTGATATCTACGAAAGAGCACAAGAGGGTAACGAATATATTATTACTGTTGATGTTGCCAGAGGTATCGGTGGTGACTACAGTGCTTTCGTCGTGTTTGACATTACCACTGTTCCGTATAAAATCGTTGCGAAGTTCAGAGATAATGAAATCAAACCTGTCATGTTTCCCTCGGTAATCTTTAAGGTTGCCAAGCAGTATAACATGCCATACATCCTAGTAGAGGTAAACGACATTGGCGATAGTATTGCTGCTACTCTTAACTACGATTTGGAATATCCTAATGTGCTTATGTGCGCTATGCGTGGCAGGGCAGGACAAATCGTCGGACAAGGATTCTCAGGAAACAAAACACAATTAGGTGTTAAGATGAGTGTGACCGTCAAGAAGATTGGTTGTGCTAACTTAAAAGCAATCGTTGAGGAAGACAAGTTGTTGTTCAATGACTTCCAGATCTTCCAAGAGCTAACTACATTTGTGCAGAAGAAACAAGCATGGGAAGCAGACGAAGGATACCATGATGACTTAGTTATGTGCATGGTATTATTTGCATGGTTAGTCATGCAAGAATACTTTAAAGAGATGACCGACCAGGACATCCGTAGGAGAATTTATGAAGAACAAAGAAATCAAATTGAACAAGATATGGCTCCTTTTGGGTTTGTTGATGACGGCTTGGGTGACGATACCTTCGTGGATGACGACGGAACTGTGTGGTACGGCACAACTCAGGAAGAAGTATCCTATATGTGGAACTACTGATGGATATTGGAGATCAATTCAGTCTGGACCACCTTCTTTTTACAGAGAGAAAATGTAGGACATGTGGACAAACCAAAGATCTTCTTACAGACTATTATTTGATTCGCAAACATAAAAAAAATATGCGATCTGCATATTCATATGAATGTAAGGAGTGTACTAAGAAAAGAATTTTAAGTAAGAGAAAGTCCGATACTGCAAAGTGGGAGTATCCTGACTGGTAGTATGTTCATGCATTGTTTCCCCTCTGAAAATACTCCTATTCATAAATATTTTTAGATTAATTGGACATTCAATAGGAGTCTAAACATGGCAAGTCAAATCTCGCCTGGTGTTGTTCTAAGAGAACGAGACCTGTCGAATGCAGTAATTGTCAATACATCTAGTATTACTGGTGCATTCGCCTCCACATTCCAGAAAGGACCAATTGGTGAAGTTGTAAACATCGCTTCCCAAAAGGATCTACTCACAGTATTCGGTAAGCCTTCTGATGCTAACGCAGAAGATTGGTTTGTTGCATCTGAGTTCCTAGGATATGGCGGTCAACTCGCTGTCGTTAGAGCAGAGACAGGTGCTCTAAACGCAACTGATGATGGGGCTGGTGTCCTAGTCAGAAACGAGGCAGATTGGGAAGGCGGCACAGGCACATCTAAAAAGTTTGTAGGACGCTCTGCAGGCACATGGGGTTCTGCTCTGAAGGTTGTTGTAGTTGACGCTGGTGCTGACCAGTATGTTACCTTCGGTGCTGCTCCTGCTGGTATCGCAGTTGATAGTCAACTGACATTCGTTGGTGGTGCAACTGGTAGAGTTCTCAGCTATGACGCTGCTACTCTAACCGCTGCAGTTGCTCTCGATGGTACAACTAGACTCACAACCGCTGATCAACTAGACATTCCTGACACTGGTATCGCAGCAAGCACCACGACTTTAGTCGGTGGTACTGGATACCAAGCAGCATCTGGTGCTGCTACTACTGGTGGTTCTGGATCTGGTCTAACTGTTGATGTTGCAGTTGCAGTTGGTGTTCCTCAAGCAATTACACTAGCATCTGGCGGTGCATCTTATGCAACTGGTGCTAACATCGCTACCACAGGTGGTACTGGTACTGGTTTGACAGTTGATGTTGTTGTTACAACTGGTGTTGTCACATCTGTTACACTCAACACACCTGGAACTGGATACACAGTTGGAGATACAGTCTCTATTGCTGGTGGTAACAGTGGTGCAACATTCACTGTTGACGCTGTGGAGGGTGCAGTTACTGGAGTAACAATCGTTTCTGGTGGTACTGGATACCTAGTTGGTGATACTGTAACCGTTTCTGGTGGTGGTGCTGACGCAACCTTCGATGTTGCTTCTGTTACTGACACTCAGATTGCAGTTTCTGCAGTTTCTGACTGGTATACAAACACCGAAATTGCTGGTACTGGGTTAAAACTATCCGCTATCGGTCCTCGTCCTGGAACATCTGGTTTCGCTGCTGCTAATAACATCAGCAAAGACGAAGTTCATGTGGCAATTATCGATATGACTGGCGCTGTTAGCGGTGCTGCTTTCACAGTCGTAGAGCGTCTAACTTATCTTTCTAAGTTGTCTGACGCAAAAACTGCTGAAGGTGCTAACGCTTACTTCAAGTCTGTTCTAAATGAGCAGTCTGAGTATGTCTTCCATGGTGCAGGACTAACTCCTCTAACTACTGGTGCTGGTTGGTACTCTGGATCTGATTCTACTAACGGTGCTATGGCACTTGGTGGTGCTTTGGAAACAAGTCTATCTGGTGGTACTGACGACTACGCATACACTGCTGGTGAAATTTCTGCTGCATACGACGAGTTCGCTGATGTTGAGAATGTCCGTGCTGACTTCATCCTAATGGGTGGATCTGGTGCTGACGAAAATGATACTAAAGTCAAGGCACTCAAGGCAATTGCAATTGCTGCAGGTCGCAGAGACTCCATTGCTTTCGTTTCTCCTTTCAGAGGAAACCAAATCGGTAGTGCTGGTGCTCTAAACAAAGTACAGCAGAAAGAGAAGACTCTAGCATTCTTTGCTGGTATGACTTCTACTTCTTATGCAGTATTTGATAGTGGTTACAAGTACATGTATGACCGCTTCAATGACAAGTATCGCTACATTCCTTGCAACGGTGATGTTGCTGGTCTATGCGTATCTACCTCTACTGCTCTAGATGATTGGTTCTCTCCTGCTGGTTTGTCCAGAGGTGGTATTCGCAACGCTGTGAAGCTTGCTTATTCTCCAACTAAGGCAGACAGAGACGAACTCTATAGTGCAAGAATCAACCCAATTGTTTCTGTTAGCGGCAGTGGCATCGTTCTTTATGGTGACAAGACTGCACTTGCATCTCCATCCGCATTCGACAGAATCAATGTCCGTCGCCTCTTCCTCAACATTGAGAAGAGAGTTGAAGGACTTGCTAAGGGAGTTCTATTTGAACTCAATGATGACCTGACTCGTTCCAACTTCTCCTCTGCAGTTAATGCATATCTGAGTGAAGTTCAGGCAAGACAAGGACTCCAGGATTATCTGGTTGTCTGCGATACTTCCAACAACACTCCTGATGTCATTGATCGCAACGAATTTGTTGCTGAACTATTCTTGAAACCAACACGCTCTATCAACTATGTTACTGTAACATTTACAGCAACTAGAACTGGCGTTTCCTTCCAAGAAGTAGTCGGACGCTGATTATAACATCGTTACAATAAATAAGCTCTAAGAGGTTAAAAACAAATGGCAATTTCAAGTAACGTCGAAGGTTTCCTACAGAAGGTAGCGTCTGGCGTAAGACCAAATATGTTCGAGGTGGAAATTAATTTCCCCTCGGATGTCGGTGCAGATACAGGTCTGACTAACATTCTATGTAAGTCAGCAGCACTTCCTGCTTCCAGCGTTGGAACTATTGAAGTTCCTTTCCGTGGAAGAACAGTTAAGATTGCTGGAGACAGAACATTCGATAACTGGACCGCAACCTTTATCAACGATAAAGACATGAAGGTTCGTCAATACTTCGAGAAGTGGTTGAACTTAATCAACTCTCACGAAGGTAACCAAGCAGCAGCATTCAGTCCTACTGCTACTGGTAAGTACACTGCTCAGTTGTATGTGTCTCAACTTGCTAAAGATGCAAGTGAAACTGGCGATACCCTCAGAAAGTATCAACTCTGGTATGCATTCCCAACTAGTGTTTCTCAAATTGATCTTGCTTATGACAGCAATGATCAAATCGAGGAATTCTCAGTTGAATTCCAATACTCTTACTGGACCGTTGAGACTAGTGGAGCGGAAGGCGGAATCCCTATTCCTTGATCGACTAAATAGACTTACGAGTCATTTTAGTTTTTAGTAATGAGTCAGTTATTTGGTTTTCAAATTAACAGAAAGGAGGGAAAGAAGGGTGCGTCCCCTGTCCCTCCTTCTGCTGACGAACCCGTTGCAGTTGCTGCAGGGGGTTATTTTGGTACTTATGTAGATCTTGATAACAATGGTCGCGATGAGTTTGAACTCATTCGCCGCTATCGTGACATGGCACTACACCCAGAAGTTGACAGTGCTGTTGATGAAGTAGTAAACGAATTCGTTGTTAACGATAACAACGATAGTTGTGTAGATATCAATCTAGAGAATCTAGAACTTGGTGCTGGTGTAAAGAAAAAGATCCGCGAGGAGTTTGGTTACATCAAGCGTCTACTCAACTTTGATGATCGCGCACATGAGATCATCAGAAATTGGTATGTCGATGGTAGAATTTTCTATCATAAAGTAATTGATCTAGAGGCACCGAAGAAAGGTATCCTTGAATTAAGATACATCGATCCTCTAAAAATTAAAAAGATTCGCCAGAAAACAAAACAACAGAAATCCCTAACACCTGCAGAAGCACAGTCTGCAAAAGGCATGGACTGGGGTGGTTATGTTGATTACTATCTGTACAATCCACGCGGATACATTCGCGGTGGTGCCCTTGGTCCTGTTGGAGACATGTCCAACAATCAAGGAATCAAGATGGCAACAGACTCCATCACATTCTGTTCATCTGGTCTCCAAGATTTAAACAAGAGACTTACTCTAAGTTTCTTACATAAAGCAATCAAGTCTCTCAATCAACTTAGAATGATT